GCGACGTTCATGCACATCGCGCGCCACCAGCGAACAGAGCTGGGCTTCATCGTCACGGCCGGATCGAAGTCCACATGGCGGGTCGATCGCGATGGTCGTGGCCGTGATGATCTACCGCGAATCGCTAACTACAACTCAGGAGCCCCGTGGTGGCTCGAAGATGCGAAGAACGATGACGATTGATCAGGTCTGGCTCTGGGCGGCCACGACGCTGTACGACGTGGGTGGCCCGAACTGGCAGGGGGCGCTGTGGCTCGGTGGGGCGTCCGCGATCACGGTCCTGCTGTTCGTCGTGGCCGGGAGTCTGATCTGGATCGGCTGGAAGGGGTTGCGATGAAATTGATTGAGCGTCACGAACGTGAGGGCGGGGTGACGTATAGCGGCCTCCTGCCCCTTCTGCTATTCGCTGGCGGAATCACCTTCTGGTTCGCGATCATTGTCTACTTCACTACGGCCCTGATCCTTGGCCTGCTGTGGATGTGGGGATGGCGATGAGCAAGCGCAAGACGGCTGAATTGTCGCCAACACGACTTACATACGAATTTCACATGCTCCAGAGTGATCGGCTCCGTGAAATCTGCCAGCGCACCGGGCAGCACGATCCGTATCCCGGCAGCAAGATGTGTCGGCGCTGCGGCTGGATCGAGATGCGATGAAGAAGATCAAGATCACCCTCGAAGCCGATGACTGGCCGGAGCCGGTGGTCTTCGAGCGCGAAGTGCTCGATTGGAGGTGGGATCACAACAACCAAATCCGAGAGATCGTGCAGGATTCGGGGCACAGCAAGGAGTACGAGATCATCGGTGGATCGATCCGCATTGAATGGCGTCTGCCCGCATGACCGACAAGAAGCCGACGAAGAAGGCCCTCCTCGAAGCCTTCCGGGCAGAGATGGGCAAGTGCTCCTCCCTGCTCGATGAAGACCGGGCGTGCCCGCACTGGGGGGTCGAGAAGGTGGACGGCAGGGCGTATTGCGGGCAGCACGTCGGCTCGGTCTACCGGGCCGCGGACGAGGCTCGCCGCGATGCCGCCCGGAAGTCCGCCAGCCTCGCCCTGATCGATCGAGCGCTGGCATGGCACGCAGCCCATCCATCCGTTCACGAGCCGATGCCCCGATGACGCCGGGCATGTGGCCGACGATCATGGAGTTCAGCAACGCCCAGATACGGGGCACCCATCCATATGCCTTTCGATCAGGGGAGTGGGCCGAACTCGTGGCGATCGTCTGGTTCAACAACCGGCTGTGCTACGAGGTCGCGTTTCCGAACGTAGGCAGCGGTTCGCACCCGTTGGCGACCGTGGATGTGTGGTCCGTGATCAATAGTGGCTACGACTATGAAGTCAGACCAAAGGAGTACATATGAGTGACGTAACCCCGATCCGCCGTCGCGGGCGGCCACCCGGCAGCAAGAATCATCCCAAGCCCGAGCGAGTTTCGCTCGCTGATATCCCCATAGAGCCAGAGCCGGGCTGGCGCTCCGATCCGATGCCGCTGGACTTTGCCGCCGAGCTACAGAGAACCTACCTGCCCGTCCACATCCAGTACAAGCCAGCGATGGGCGGATCGGCAATCGAGCAGGAAGCCGATGTCGAGTGGCCCGCGAACTGGCCTCTCCCTCTGATCGGGCAGAACGTCAACGTCGGAGATTTCGGCGGCACGCTGGTCGGCGTGACCTTTGATCTGGCCAAGCAGCGTCTCGCCTTCCGGCTCCAGTAATGGGGAAGCAACGATTCTGCGACCGCTGTGGCCTGATGAAGCCGGGCATCGAGACGTACGGCCTGCACCGTCAGATCGGCACGCCAAGCGGCGACGGAACGTTGCACTGGTCTACGCAGGGCGCGGGCAGCATCGAACTCTGTACTCCGTGCTGGGAGGAGATTGGCAAGCCGAAGATGCGGCCCCACAAGCGGAATGCCTTTGCGTGGCGAGGAAAGACATGCGCGTCGCGCTGATTTCGATCGCCCCGTCAGTCATCATCGGCTTGCTCAGCGGCCACGACATGTGCGAGATAACCTCGACCATGCCCGCCGACGCCGAGATCGTGAACGTCATCTGGGAGCCCCACACGAGACGGCTCTTTTTGTCGGTCACGTCGAGCGATTTTGCGGATATCCCCGAGGGCGCGGCGATCCCCGATTTCACCCCGATCTACACGACTCGACGGCTCTCGATGGGCGATCACGTCCGGGCCGTCATCCGGCGGGAGACGTAACATGCTTGACACGGCAACGATTAGCCCTAAGATGCGGGGAATACGAGTCCCGCGAGTTGCGCGGCGATGATTTGATGGGTGGGGGAACTATTCCCTTGAAACGGCTGATCCAGCCCGTTCTCTATTTCCTCGTGCGCCGCGGCTACTACCCGATGGGCGACTGGTACTACCGCCTGCTGCGTCGGGTCATGGTCATCCCGATGATCGGTGGCGATGGCGAGTGGTGGAACCTCGGCCCCAACCTGACGCCACATGATGTGGCGAACTTCTCCAGATACCTCGCCAAACGCTCAGAAATGGGGAAATAACGGTGCAAAACCGCCCGAAAGGGCCTTGGACGTGCGAATGTGGCCGATTGACGAATAATCCCTATTTCATCCGCAACCAGTTGCTCTGCGTCGTTTGCGCCGAGGAACTAGACCCGCGAATGGTCGATCGCCGGGTCAAGCGCGACTACCGCGCGGCCCAGATCGAGCGGTACAACCCCGCCCACTTCGATTCGAGGGACTAGATGAAGAAGTTGCTATGGCCGAGCACCGCGACAAACACCTCAACGTTTGAGGAAGCCTTCAAGCTTTATACCTCGACCACGGGGTCTCTGGCTACCGCGACCAAGACCTTCACGACGGGAACGACAAGCTTTTGGCCGACGACAACCGCGGTTGGCAGTGGCGGCCCGATCTACACGGCCACAATGACGAGTGGGCCGATCTTCCCCTACTGGGGTCTGATCCGATCGTCCAAGGCGATGCGAGCCATGCGCGAGGCGATCATCGACTGCTCGGTCCTGTCCCTGTCGCGGCGGCATTGACAGCGGGCCTATGATCTTTGGCGGCGGGCTGACGGGTTCGCTGCTTCTAACGGGTTAGCGGGCCGGGACGGTACTCCCGGCCCAAACCCGTCTTCCTGTACCGAGGACCGTCACATGGAGTATTCGACCGCCGCTTACGCGCGCTTCTACGCGAAGTGCGGCTGGCGCTCGTTTCCTGTTTGGGCCAAAGAAAAACGCCCTATGTATGCCGGATGGAACCGAGATGCCACTACGGACCCCGACCAGATCGAGCGGTACTTCCGCAGCAGCCCCAACATCGGGGTGGTCTGCGGGGAAGCCTTCGATGCGTGGGACATCGAGGTCGAGCACGTCGAGCGGTTCGCGGCGTGGATGGAATTCAACCAGTACGCCCTGCCGGAGTGCCCGGTCGCGACCACGGGGCGGGGCGGGCTCCACATCCTGACCGCGCCGACCGGCACCGACCACACCCGGAAGCTTTACCTCGCCGGAGACCACATCGGCGAGTTGAAGTCGCGGGGCGGGTTCATCCTCGTTGCGCCGTCAACGACCGAGCGCCAGTACCAATGGCTGTGGAGATCGTGGCAGTTCGCGGTCCAGCCCGCGCCGGATTGGCTCCTCGGTCTCCTAGAACGGCCCGCCACGGTCACGAGGCACCTGAAGACACGTCTGGCGTCACCCGACGACGTGGTGGCCGTCCTAGGCCGTCTGGCGGGCTCGGTCCAGTACGCGGGCGAGGGCAGCCGCAACAACTACCTGTACTGGGCGATGCGCCGAGCGATCGAGGAGGGCGTGCCCGAAAAGCACGCCAAGCGCGTCCTCGAAGTCGCCGCCGTCGAATCGGGGCTGCCCCGCCACGAAGCCATGCAGACGATCGAGTCGGCGCTGGAAGCCGAGAGTGTGGCGGTGTGACCACCCTTCAGGATGAACTTCAGACCACCAAGACCCAGCTCGCCGCGGAGATGGCGAACGGGCAATGGACCCCAGCCCCCGGCGATCCCCTGTTCGAGTGCGAGTTCGTCAAGACCGGCTTTCGATCATGGGGGCTGGAGGCACCGGACAAGTCGTGGCGGCTGTCGCTGTCGCGGCTGGACTTCGGCGACAGCAATCCATCGGCGTTACTGTCGGTCTTCGCGCCGAACCACGCCAACGCCTTTGGTGATCTCAACTGGTTCGTCTTCTCTCATGCCGTGGGGATCAACGGCGGGACGAACTACAACCAGTGCGTCGCTCGCCTGAACGAAACGCTCGGCGGGGCGAAGCTCGACTGGGCGCGCCGGATCGTCTACCTCGTGGAGCGAGCCCGTGGTGCCAACGCCGGATCGAACAATGGGACCTTCTCGATCATGAAACGCCCGGTGGTCGAGGCCCCCGCGCCGTACGTCTTCGAGGAGCGGATGCGGGAAGGCCGAACGATCTCGATCTTTGGCCCCGGCTCCGCGGGCAAGACCACACTGGTCGATGGCCTGATCGCCTCGGCCTGCTCCGGCCACGAGGTCATCCCCGGTTGGGTTCCGAGCAGGCAGTACCGGACCCTGATCCTCGATTGGGATGAAGGCATGGAGGAGGAGACGATCCGGCTCGCGGCGATCTGCGAGGCCAACCAGATCGACCTCACCGCCGGGTATCACTACAAGCGCCAGACACGGCCCCTCCATGACGTGGCCGACGAGATCGGCGCCTACATCGTCGCCAACCAGATCGAGATCGTGATCGTGTCGCCGATGGGCCGGGCCAGCCGGAACTTCGGCGAGAACATCACGGCCCCGGTCGATGAGGTTCACGAAATCCTGCGGTCGTTCGGGACGACGAACATCCTGATCGACCATGTGACCGGGGACAACATCAAGGGCGGCGCCAACCGGGAGTTTGGCTCGGTCCGCAAGCGCGACAACGTGCGCGGCAGTTACGCCGTGGATGTCCAGTCCGAGGAGCCCGGCACGCGGGTCCTCGTCATGCGCAACACCAAGTCCGACGCCCTGACGCCACGCCAGCCCGATCAGGCGATCAGGATCGAGTTCGACCCGCCGTGGCCGAACGACGACGGGACGTACAACACGATCTCGTTCCATGCCGATCAGGTGGTGGAGCGGGGATTTGGTAGCCCCGATAGCAGTGCTACTCCGATGCGAGAGGTGCTGCGGGCTCTCCTTTTGGCCGACCACCTGACGATCGAAGAACTGGCCGAACGGTCGGGTTCGAGGGTCCCTTCGGTCAAAGCCTGCCTGTATCGGTATCGCGGGCAATGGTTTGAGCGTCTTCCTTCGAGCAAATGGGAGGTGCTACCGATCAGTAGCACTGCTACTGGTAGTGCTACCAACACCTCCTGATGGAATACGTAGCGCGCCCCAGTAGCGCTACTACTTCCTTTAGGTGCTACTGCTACTGCTACTGGAGGGAATCCAATGGACCAGAACGCCAAGCCAAAGGCCATCGAGACTCCCCGCTCCCCTGATCGAACAGAATGGAAGCAGACCCTTTTGGTCGATCGGAACGGCAAGCCGATACTGGTCCGCGAGCCGACTCCGGTAGGATTCCGGCCACGATGACCAGAGCCCGCAAAATCGATCCCGCTGTGCTCGAACGAGAATACGTCTACGACCCGAACCCGAAGCCGATCAGCATCTCCGATCTCGCTGCTCGATACGGGCTGGCCCGGAGCGGCGTCGCCGACAAGGCGATCGTCGGCAAGTGGTTCGAGAAGCGCACCGAGTTCCGCACAACGGTCGGCATGAAGGTCACGGAAGCCCTCGCCGACGACTGGGCGATCTACGCCACCGCCCAGCGCTCGAAGATGGTCGAGGCGATGGTGAAGACCCTCGATGCTTATATCGAGCGGCTGGATGCAGGCGAGATCAAGCCGAGCGTTCGAGATGCCGTCTCGGTGGCCGCGGCCCTGCGAGTCCTGATCGGCGACATGACGGCCAATGCGCCAGCCGAGCGAGACCTGCTCGACCCGACCTCGGTCGATCTGGACCCGGCGACCCTGCAAGACTTCATCGATCGAGCCCGGTCCCAGTTGCGGGCGCTGCCCAGCGGAGAGGAGGAAGCTACCGATGCTGACTTCTCCGACGACGGACGAACCCCTGAAGCTGCCGAACCTCTCGTCGGACATGCTGCGGAACCTCGTCCGACAGGCACAGAGGGAACTCGCCAAAACTGATGTTTTCGCGTTCGGCGAGTACGTCTTCGGCTTCGAGCCTGCCGAGCACCATCGGGAGATGGTCGATTTCGCCCAATTCCTGCTCGATCATCACCAGTCGGGCGTCATCCTCGCCCCGCGGGGGTCGAGCAAGACGACGTGGGTGAACACGATCTGGCTGGCGTTTCTCGTGGCGACCCGGCCCGACCTGCGGATCGGCCTATTCAGCAACACCGACAAGAAGGCGTGGGCCATGTCGGGGGCCATCCGCTGGCTCCTGTCGGAGTCCGAGGCGTTCAAGGAGGTCTTCGGCGACCTGCGGTCTCCGGCGAAGTGGACCGACGCCGAGTGGTTCAGCCGCCACAGCCCGCACGTCAAGAGCAAGGACCGGACGATGGTCGCGGCGGGCGTCAACCCGACCGCGGTCAGTAAGCGCTTCGACCTGATCGTCGCCGACGACATTCTCGATGAGGAGAACACCGGCAACATCGATCGCCGGGAAAAGGTCGAGACGTGGTTCTGGAAGACCCTGAAGCCGACCCTCACCCCGAAGGGCTCGATCATTTGCGTCGGCACGAGATGGGTCGAGGGCGACCTGTACGAGAAGTTGATCGAGACGAACCGCTGGCCGAACATCGTCAAGTCGGCGATCCTCACCAACGAGGACGGCAAGGAATCCTCGTACTGGCCCGCGTGGTGGCCGCTGGAACGGCTCTACGAGGAGCGGGAGAACGTCGGCTCCGACAACTTTGCCTGCATGTACCTCAACGACATCTCGGGTCTTCGTGAGGGCGTGATCTTTCGCCGGGAGTGGTGGCGGGAGACCTACTTCGACGCTCTGCCCACGGATCGCAAATACGTCTTCACGATGGGCGTGGACCTTGCCACCAGCACCAAGGAGCGGGCCGACTTCACCGCCCGCGTGGTCGTGGCCGAGGATGACCAGCACGAGCACTGGATTCTGTCGGCGTTCCAGATCAAGACCGAATCGGGCCATCGCCAGTTCGTGAAGGACGGCTACGCGGCCTACCCCCAGATCAGCAAGATCATCATCGAGACCAACCAGCACCAGTCCACCCTCGTTCAAGACCTCCTGTCTGAGACGAACTTGCCGGTGGTCGGCAAGAACACCGACACCGACAAGACCCGCCGAGCCCGAGCGGTCGCGGCGAGGTTCGAGTCGCATCGGGTCCATCTCCATTCGTCGCTCCGGGGCGGCGATCTGGAGCGCCAGATGACGAACTTCCCAAAGGGCCACGAAGACCTGATCGATGCCCTCGGGCTGGCGATGGACCTCGGCGGGGCGGCCGGTGGGATCGCGATGGTCGAGGGTGCTGTCTATCCGGTCGCGAACGATCAACTGACCGAGGGCGGCGAGGTTCGTTTCTCCACCGGCCCGCAGTTCCTCCCGGCGTACCTCGTCTCCCTGCTCGAAGGGATCAAGACCGAGCGCCTGACTCGCGAGCAGGCAATCGAGGAGGCCAATCGCCGAATGTCTGCTCGCTATCTCCAGAACGCGATTGGCTTCCTCAACCGAGGCCCCCAGTGATCGAGACCTACGGCCCGCGGGCCATCGTCCCGATGCCTGAGCCCGAGCCGGACCGGAATTGGCTCCAGCGCATGGTCCAGAAGGCGCTCTCGCCCAAGGCCAGCCCCGCCAAGTACCCGCAAGTCATGTACGGGACCGGCGGCGGCATGGGCATGGTCTACGGCAACAGCGTCCTGATGCGTCCGCCGGGGCTCAACTCGTACCGCCAGTACGCCCAGACGCCGTGGGTCTTCGCTGCCCTGAACATCCGCAAGGATCAGGTTGCCAGCGCCGAGTGGGACATCGTGCCCTTCGATAACACCCAGAAGGTCGCCGCCCGCCAGCGCAAGCGCCTGCTCGAACTGTTCGACCAGCCATCGCCCTCGTTCGACTCGTTCCAGACGTTCGCCAAGGTCGTCCTGAATGAACTCCTGATCTGCGACGGGGCGCCGATCGAGAAGGTCCGCACCCCGCAGGGCGATATCGGCGAACTCTGGCCGGTCGTGTCTGATTTCATCCAGATCGACGGTCGCTGGGACGGCGATCCCGACAAGGTGCGCTACTTCTTCGTCCCCGATGGCACGATCCGGGCGACCTACAAGAACAGCGATATGGTCTACCTGATGGCGAACCCGCGGGCAGGCAGCCCGTACGGGATCAGCCCGATCGGCGTTCTCGCGACGATCATCGAGAGCGAGCTACAGGGCATCGAGTACAACCGCCGTCAGGTCATGGGCGCGGCCCCGGATGGCGTGCTGAACATCGGTGAGTCGGCTTCTGGCGATGACGTGCAAACGTTCGAGAGCAAGATGCGCTCGAAGGTCAACGGTCAGGGCGCGATGGCCGTGATCGGCGGCTTCAAGTCGCCGACATGGATGCCGTTCCGCTCGTCCAACCGGGAGATGCAGTTTCGCGAGTGGCAGGACTACCTGATCCGGGCCATCGCCACCGTGCTCGGATTGAGCCCGATGGACCTTGCGATCACGTTCGACGTGAACCGCAGCACGGCCGAGGCGCAGGGCACGAACACCGCGGATCGGGGTCTTCGGCCGCTGATGGCCCTGTTCCAGTCGTTCATGACCCGCGAGATCGTCTGGGACGAGGCGTTCGGTGGCCGGGCCAATAACCTCCAGTTCGTCTTCAAGTCGCTCAACCTCGATGAAACCGAGCAGAAGGCGAACATCAACAAGATCGCCATGCCGGGCATCGGCTGGAAGTCGGTCAATGAAGCTCGTCAGACGGACGGCCGCCCACCGAATGGCGACCCGGCCGACGAGGAAAACATCTTCAACCACATCCTGATCGGAACCCCGACCGGCATCATGGACCTCAACACGGGCACGATCGTCGGGGCGCAGCAGATGATGGATATCCAGACCAAGAGCAAGATCGATCTGGCACAGGCGGTCGCCGATGCCAATCCGAAGCCAGAACCCAAGCCAGCGGCCAGCCAGCCGCAGTAGCATTCGAGGGAGCCTCTGATGGTCTACGAGAGATTCGTCAAGCAGCTCGACGGCTGCACGTACGTCTCCGGTGGTCGGAACTGCACCTGTGCTTGCGAGGCGATGTGGCTCTACCGTGCTTCGCAGGGATCGATTGTCATCTCGGCCTGCGATGTCCGTCGCCAGACCGGCGATACGGTCGGCGGCACGAACCTCGACCAGATGGTGGTGGTTTCGGCCAAGCACGGGATCACGAGTGGCGTGCTCTATCGGCCCACCCTGTTCTCGACGGTCCGAACCCTGATTCTGTCCGGCCGGTACGGTGCCATCGTGCAGGTCGGCTACAGTCAGATCGCCGGGACGGCGTGGGATTGCTTCGACGGCCAGTTCCGCGGCGGCCATGCGCTGTACGTCAGCCGGGGGACGGACCTCTACGCCCACGAGGGCGATCCGGGCGCCGATGGGCGGCGGTCTTCGATCCCGCTCGGCTACCAGAACATGCCGTGGGCCGTGCTCGAACGGGCCGCCAGCGCACTTCCGCTCGGCAACGGCCTGACGCTCGGTCAGGAATACGGCTCGGGCCACGTCTACGCCTATGTCACCCCGGCTGACCCGATCATCCCGACGCAGCGCTACAAGGTCGTGATCAGCGGCAAGACGTACCTGTACGATCATCCGAACGGCAATCGCGTCGGAGCCGTCTCCGCGGCGACCTACATCTGCACGAAGTCCAAAGTCAGCGGATTGTGGTGGTATCAGATCAAGGGCACACTGACCGGCAAGCTGACAGTCAATGCCGGGCGCTACTTCAAGCCCACCCGCTATACGAAGGTGACGCTGCTATGACGCAAGACGAAGCCCCGTACGTGGACGACTCGCCCGACGAGCCGCCCGCGCCCGATGTCCCGCAGGCACCCGAGACTCCCAAGGACGACGAGGTGCCGGAGTAGTCATGGCCGTCAGTGTCAGCCTCCGCGTCAACACCGGAACGAACGCTGGCACCGAATCGTCGGCGCAGACCGGCATCACGCTGATCAGCGCCGACGCCCTCTCGGGCGGTTCGGTGAGCCCCGGAACCAACTCGTACGAACGATGGGTACGTCTCGCGGTGGATAACCCCGGCGACCTGATCCTCACGACATTCTCGTTCCGCGGCTCACCGAACCTGCCCGATGGGGTCGAGATCAAGTACGGCGTTACGGATACGCCGAGCACCCCTGTCAATACCGTATCCAACATTGCTACACATACCCTTGGCACCGAGCGAGTGATCTTCGATGCCAACTCCTACTCCGAGGCCGGAGATCGAACCCGGTATCTGGTCTTTCAGGAGCAGGTGGCCCTGACCGCGCCATCGGGCGCGATCACGCAGAATCTTCTTGCCTTCTCGTGGAGTGAGGCGTAGGATCACGGCTGGCTGGCGGCTCTTTGTTCCTTTCCAGCCGCCAGCCGAATTCACCTAGAGGGAGTGGTGGATGCGCATTCTGATGTTGGCCATTGCCGTGATGCTTCTCGTCCAGAACTGCGGCTGGCTCGTCGGATGAGTTTGCTGCTTGCCGCCGCGATGGTCATGGCCGCGCTCAACGTCGCCCGGATCGCACTTACTGGCGAAGCCGACATGTTCGGGCTCGTGCTCAACCTTCTCGTCCTGATTACCGCGCCGATCATGGCATTTGCGGCGCGAGACTCCCGATGAGGATTTTCATCAGCGGGATCGCGGGCTTTATCGGCTCCAATCTCGCCGACGCCCTGATCGAGCAAGGTCATGAGGTCTCGGGAATTGATGATCTCTCGACGGGTCGTGAGGAGAACGTTCCAGCCGGGGCCTATTGGCGCCAAGGCGATGTCCGGCGCATGGCCGACATCATCTGGGGGCGCAAGCACGTTCCCGATGTCATCTACCACTGCGCGGCGAGCTACAAGGATCGCGCCGACTGGGAACGCGACGCCTCGACCAACGTGCTCGGAACGATCAACGTCGTCCGCGAGGCCCAGCGAACCGGGGCCAAAATCGTCTACTTCCAGACAAGCCTCTGCTACGGACTGAAGCCAGAGAGTCCAGTCAGGCTCGATGCGCCGCTCGCTCCGGTCGGCTCCTACGCGGTGAGCAAGACTGCGGGCGAGCGGTACATCGCAGACTCGGACGTGGAGTTCGTCTCACTCCGGCTCGCCAACATCTACGGGCCGCGGAACCTATCCGGCCCGATCCCGGCGTTCTATCAGCGATTGAGTCAGGGCCAGCCCTGCACCGTGGTCGATAGCCGCCGGGATTTCGTGTTCGTGGACGACCTCGTGGAAGTCGCCGTAAAAGCAGCCACACAGGGCCGCGGTATCTATCACGTCTCGTCGGGCCGCGATGTCTCGATCATGGACATTTACGGCGCCGTCAGCGACGCGATGGGTATGGCGGCCGAGATCGACTTTCGGCCACGCGGCCCGGACGACGTGGCCACGCTCCTGCTCGATCCGGTCGAGACTTATCAGGAGTTCGGCTGGACCGCGCGAACCCCGCTCGTTTCCGGCATTCGGCAGGCGATCGATTGGTACAAGACGAACGGTGTCGCTGCTACTTACACCCACCTTCAGCCCGTGGAGGCGCACTGATGGCCCTGCTCGTTCCCACCGGCAACCTGATCGATCTCATTGGCTCGGCCATCGACACGATCCTTGACGAAACCGAGGGCAAGCGCGTCGGGATCGTTCTCTCTGGCGGGTTGGACTCCTCGACCGTGGCGATGATGGCGAACTCGGTCCGACCGGGGCTGCCGGTGTTCACGGGCTGGTACGACGAGCCGGGTTTCGATGAGCGCCAGTATTCGCGCCGGGTGATCGCCGAACTCGACAAGCCCGCCGGGTCCGGCTGGGCGGCGTGGGAGATCGAGATCAGACCCGAGGACTTCGTGGAGCACTTCGACGCGGTGAAAGCCGCGCTCGGGCCGCTTCGACCGGGCATGGGTGCCGTGGGTCAGTACATGGTCGCGAAGTTCCTGTCCGAGCATGGGATCGAGATCGCGATGTCCGGCGAGGGCAGTGACGAGTTGTTCGGTGGCTACGCCCGGCAGATGATCGTGGCGGGCGAGCAGCCGCCCGAAGGCTACGAGAACTACAAGATGCCCGAGGGCTACCCGACTGACCTTCAGGGCGCGCTCGACGCCGACTATGCGGCTCTCCCCGCCCTGCTCGCAGTGGACGACCAGATGCTCGGGGCGTGGGGCCTCGAAGCGCGGGCACCATTCACCGATCCGGGCGTCGTGGAGTACGGCCTGTCGCTGCCGATCACCGAGCGGGTCGGCAAGCGCCATCTTCGTCATCTCGTCCGCGGGCTCGTCCCCGACTCGATCATCGACCGCAAGGACAAGGCCGGGTTCCCGGCTCCGTTCGCGATCTGGGCACAGCAGGAGCCGATGCGTTCCTTCGTCCGTGATCGACTTGGCTACCTGCCCAATCCGTACACCCCGTTCGATCGGGGTTGGTGGACGGAACTTTTGAACCAGTGATCGTCACTGGGGCGTTGTGTTTTTGGAATGAGCGCCCGGAAGACCTCGATCTGTGCGTTCGGGGTCTTGGGGTCGCTTGTGACCGGGTGGTGGCGCTGGATGGGGCCTATGCTCGTTACCCCAAGGCCACTGCGCATAGCCCAAAGGATCAACTCGCGGCGATCCGTGATGCCGCGAGGGATGTCGGGCTTGGCTGTCTGATCATCCAGCCGGATCGCCTGTGGGCCGGGCAGGTCGAGAAACGCTCTCATCTGCTCGCAGCGGCCTCGGTCGGCAGTGACTGGATTTGCACCGTCGATGCCGACCATGTGAGCAAGGGCAATCGGGATGCCGCTCGGCGCTTCCTCATGGACATGCCGATGGATGTGGTCAACTGCGTCTACCACACCCCCGCCAACCCTGATCGACCGATGGATGAGAGTGCGGTCGGGGCGTGGCATCAAGAGCAAATCGGCGTTCCTCAGTTGATCCCCCAGTTCTGGCGGGCGTTGCCCGGATTGCGGGTCGAGCGGTTCCACTGGTGGTACAGCGCCCAGAAGAACGGCGGCCGCGTCTGGCTCTGGGGTGGTGACGGTCGCTACCCCGGCGTCTCGGCCGAGAACATGCCGTGGCCCTATCAGGTCGAGCATCGGACGATGATGCGAACGCCCGAGCAGATCAGGTTGAGCCGGGCGTTCCTCAACGACCGCGACAAGATCGTCGCCCTGACCGAGCAGGAAGACGACGTGCCGGGGCTGCCGCCGCCGGACTATGACTACAAATGGGTGCCGACGCTGTGATCGTCGCGTTTGGCGATTCGATTACCGCGGGCCAGCATCTTGCCGACTCGGCCAAGGCATGGCCGCGGTTGCTTCGGGCACAGGCGATCTTGGTCATGGGCGTGCCCGGCGACACCACGAGACTGGCTCTTGAACGCTTCCCCCGCGATGTACAGGCGATCGACCCGGACATCGCGATCTTACAGTTCGGCCATAATGACTGTAATCGGTGGGAGACGGATCATGGCCTGCCGCGGGTCAGCCAGCGAGCCTTCACCGCCAACCTGATCGAGATGATCGATCGCTGTCGCGTCTTCGAGATCAAGCCAATGCTCTGCACACTGACCCCGAGCTACCGGAGTGAACAGCACGCCCGCGACGTGGCGGGTTACGACCAGATTGTCCGTTGGGTCGCCAAGGACGAATTCGTGCCCCTGATCGATGTCCGCGAGGCATTCGAGGCGAATCCAGATGAGGGCTTCCTGATGGAAGACGGACTGCATCTGACCGAGTTCGGCCATGCTGCGTACGCCGAGGTCGTTCAGCAGACACTCGACCGCGAGGGCCTGTCGTGATCCACGAGACAGCGATCATCCATCCGCGAGCTTATGTTGATCCTTCGGCCGAGATCGGTCCGTTCTGCATCATCGGCAGTGACCACGGCAACCTCGATCTCGGCCCCGGCACGATCATCCGGTCACATTCGGTGATCGAAGGCGGCTCGACCTACGGCGACGGGCTGGAAGTCGGCCACCACGCCCTGCTCCGAACTGGCAACAAGGTCGGCGCGAACCTGCGGATCGGAACCGGCTCGTCGCTCGAAGGCGGGGCGGTGATCGGAGATTACGTCCGCATCCACGGCCGGGCCGAGATGACGAAGGCGATCGTCAACGACTTCGCCCGCATCTACGCCGACTGCTACATCACCGACAATCGCCTCCCGCCATCGAACGTCAACGAGCCAGCCATCATCGATGAGGGCGCCGTCCTGACGATCGGGTGTGTCGTCGTGGCGGGGGTTCGGGTGGGTATCGGGTCCTTCGTCGGTGCCAATACGACCGTCACGAAGGACGTGCCCGACGCGACGGCTCTCGTTGGTGGCACGTTGAAGCCGATCACGGCGCTGAAGTGGAAGAACCTCGCCTATCCGTGGACTAATCACTATCGAGACGGCTACCCACCCGAAGCCCTGCCGCGGCTGGAGGAGCTTCACCAGCGCATCCTCCAATTCCTGCCGTGGCCCTAGTTTCCGTCATCATCCCGACCTTCAATCGCCCGCGCGAACTGATCGATCGTGCCCTGCCCTCGGTCTTCGCACAGACGGTGCAGGATCAGGAAATCCTCGTGATCGGGGATGGAACAGACGCCGTGACGGTGGCCGAGATGCAGGCTGACAGCCGGGTCCGGTTCTGGAATCTGCCGCACTACGACTATCCCGAGGATCACGATCGGGCGTGGGGCCTGTA